TCACGCGGCCATCTCCACTCGCGTTCGAAGCCAACCGTAAACGAAGCTCTCGTTTGCGGCCCGGCCTTCGGCGAGCGAGATGTAGCGTTCGGCCTGGAGCCCGTTCAGGCCCTTTAGGATCACGGCTTCGCCTTCCTTGCCGCGAATCCGCAGGAAAGCCTCAAGGGCGCGGATGGTGGCAGGGCCGACATCGCCATCCACCTTCAGATCTGCATAGTCCTTGCCCTGGCGGTTCAGGGCGTTCAGGCACCGTTGAAGCATGGTCGAGGCGACCGCAGGCCCCATGTTGATCCCGGTGTCGAACATCTCTTCCGCGATGCGTTCGGAAAGGGTGGCGATGCGATCGAAGCCGGGGGCGGTCCAGTATTGCGCCCGATAGATTTCGATGGCCTGGGCTCGCGTCATCGTCCGCATGGCCCCGGCGTAGCCAAAGCGGCGCGCTGTACCGACGGTGATCCCCCAAATGGTTTCCCCGCCCCGGTCGTCAGGATGGTTTACGTAGCCGCCTTCACGGCCCAATACGCCCTCGATGAGGCGCGCGAATACGTCGCTCATGGTCAGTCTCCAGATTGTTGGGATTGATGCGAACGGCGTTCGCGTGTCAGCCTATCCGCATGAACCGGCGCGACAGGACGGATTGGGTGCTTTGCATCGGCTTGGCGGTCGTTCTTTTGGCCGGCGCCGCCTTGACGGTTGCGAGCTGGTTCTAGCGGCGTTCGCGAACCCGGTTCGTCAGTCGCCCGTCTCGACCGTCAGCCCGGCCGGACCGGCCTTGGCCTCGACCCGCTTCAGACCGCCGGACGCCAGCCGAAACACCACCACGCCCAGGATGGCGACCAGAGCCCCGGCGATCCAGGCCAGAGCCTGAACCCGGACGGCGGCGACCTCATCGGGCCATTCAGGCAGGCCCAGCCAGCGCCAAGCCGGCGCCGAGGCCAGGGCCGCCACGATCGACATGATCATAACCGACAGGGCGGGCCCGGCCCAGGCCAGCATCTTGACCGCCGCTTCCGGCGGCCGGGCGACGACCGAGGCGGCCTCGGGCGTGTCGGCCCCCTTGGTCGCGGCGGCGACGGCCTCCATGGCCTTGGCGGCTTCCGGGTCGGTCATGGCTTTCTCCTGCGGCGGGGCGGGACGACAGAGGCGGTCCCGGCGGCTGGGTCTATGGCGGTGAAGGCGCCCGGCTGCGTCGCGTCCGACAGGTCGTAGCCGTTCTTGCGCAGAATGCTCTCCAGGCTCAGCGATCGTTGCTGCTCCTGACGCAGTTCGCCCTCCAGCCGCTGGATCTCCTGACGCAGCCCGTCCACCTCTTCGCGCAGGCCCGCGACGGTGTTCTCCGCCGCCTTGTTCAGCGCCTCTTGCAACTGGGCCGCCGCGCCCAGGATGGCGGCCTGGCCCGGCCGGCGACCGTTCAGCCAGGCCCAGAAGCCGGTGATCCCGGCGCCGCCGCCGGCCGCGACCAGCAGTTCCACGATGTCGCGGGCGCGTTCGGGCATCTCGCCTCCAGGGTTCAATATCGGCTGAAGTTCAGGGCGACGGCGAAGAGGCAGATCAGCCGCCAGCCCAGTGGCACCCGATCGACGCCCAAGGCTTCGAAGAAGACGTAATCGCCCAACAGTTTCGGCCATCTGCGGTCGGTCCGCATCCGATCATGGACGACGGCGGATCTGGCGATCTGATCCGACAGCCTCATCCCGGCCGCCGTGCGCGCGAACCAGACGGGCAGGCTGGCCAGGTCCGTACAGAACCCCTCCGGGGCGGTGATCGTCCATCCCGATCCCAGGAAGCCGATTTCATAAGCCAGCGGCGAGGTGAGGAAGTAGACCGGGCGGGCGTTCTTGATCTCGCCGGTTCGCTCCCAGGTCGCCTCGGTGAAGCGGCTCACGACGGTTCTGGCCATCCCGCCAGGATGTCGACTGATGCCGGGTCTTCCGCCGCTCGGATGGCGCTCTTCAGTGCGCCGCCGTGGAACAGCAACGCCTCGCCATATGCCGTCATGGTCGCTAATACCTGCAACACCTGCGCCGCATTCGTCTGGATATTCCAGTTGTCCTCAGCCCTAATGGGCAGGATTGTTTCAGGCGCGCCGCCGACCACTGCCGTCAACGCCGCGCCTTGCAAGGTTTGCCAGTTTGAACGGTCCAGGGGGCTCATCTGGAGACGGCGCTCGCCGGCTTGGATCTCGTCTCCGCTGTCATCGACCGCTTGCGTCTCTCCGAAGTCATAGATGAAATCCAAAGCGAGACGGCGATCACGCTCGGCATCAACGGCCATGCAAAGGCGCGCCACCACCTCTTCCGGCGTCAGGGGTTCCGGCGGCGTCAGAGTGGACGCCATGGTGGCGGAAAACCGCATCGCTCGCTCGAGCGATGCCGGCAAGCCGGCCGGGTACAGCGCTGGATTGACCCCGACCGCTGACAGGATGGCTGAAATCTCTGAGAATCGAGAACGGATCGCCTCTTCTACGGCGGCCTTGGTTCCAAATGACGCAGGCAAATCAGTCATGAGAATTTCCAGTTCTGAACAGAGATTGACGATCACGCCACGGGAGAGGTCTTCAGTGTGACCTCTACGGTTGACTGCCCGTTCTTGCTGACCGGCCCGCTGCCGCGCACCTTGACGCGATAGGTCGGATAGGAGCCCTGGACCGGGGCGAAGGTGTAGACCAGGGGATCTTCCGGCAGGCCCGATCCCACGGACTTGGTCGCCAACACGGTTTCGACGCCGCCGCTGCTGACGCCGACCACGTCGGCCGTGACGATCGGTGCGGTTACGTCGTCTTCACTGGTGCTGGTCACGGACGCCTCGACCAGGACCGTACCCGTGGACGTCAGCTGGGCCGCCGTCGTCGAAGATGTGGTCCGGAAGACTGTCACCGTGCCGGCGGCGAAGCGCGCGGCAACCGTGACGACGACATTGTCAAACACGTAGGGCGCCGTCGTCATCCGGCCATTAAGGCCGTTCGCTGTGGTCATGGATCCGATCGCGATGCTGGAGGGACCCCACCATTCCAGCAAGTTCCCACTTGCGCCGAACGGAGCGCCGAAGGCGAGGACACGGATATTGGGACCAACAGTCGTCTGAAGCGTGTCGGTCGCGTCGTCGAAAACGGTGTTGTCGCCCCAGAAGATATAGGGCGCGTCGATCGCCACGTAGCTTCCAGCCGTGGACGAGACGAGGGCGAACCGGGCGGGCTTGCCCCCCGTCGCCGCCGCGATCAGCTGGTAGGAGGCCAGCGCCTGCTGGGTCTCCAGATCGATGATGGCGAGGGACTGTTCGGTGACGGAGGCTTCGATCACAGCTTGGCTCGCGTCGGCGCTGTATCGACTCGCAGGCAGCGAGCCACGCTCGGTCTTCACCTGTCGGACGGCGATGTAGGATGGGTTACTGTTCTGAGCCTCTACGATGAACCGGCTGCGCACCCGGACGGTCCCTGCTGGCGTCGTGAACGACACCGCATAGGCGTTTCGGTTGGCGTCATCTGGTGAAAAGTCATGCGAACCGTAGATGGGGTTCTGGTCGCCATCCCCTCCGGGAACGAGGTTGCCGTTGCCATCCAGACACTGGATGTCGAAATAGCTGCGATCCTGCGCCGCGAGGCCCAAGACGACAGCATCCCCCGTAATCGTGAATGATGTGGACCCGACCGCGGTCACATTATCCCACTCTAAGATGTATGTTCCGCCGCCGAATGGGCCAATGCGGATGATCCGACCCCAGCTGGTATCTTCGGCGAATAGAGCCAGCGGCGTCACCACGCCGCCCCCGCCGATATGGATGCAAGAAATCCCTCGCAAACCCAGCTCGCCCGAGCCGTTCGCTAGCATGTTGGGACGATTACGGCTGCTGGCGCTGACCTGCTGGATCGCCTGCGCCCGCGCGCCTGTCTCCGTCGCGAGCGCAAGCTCCAGATCGATGATGTCGGCTTCTGTGTTCGCCGTGCGCGCCGTCAGCGCATTCACGGACTCCACGCTGGCCTTGTTGCCCTGAAGGTCCAGATCGACCGACTTCAGGTTTTGGATTTGGCCCAGCAGGGAAGGAGCGCCGTCCCGCGCCGCCGTCACCTCGCCCCTGAGCGTGTCGTACTCGCTGAGCGCGACCTTGCCGTTTTCCAGATCGACGAGGGCCAGCGCTTGGCTGGCGTTGACGGCCTCCGCGTTGTCGATCCGCGTGATCTGCGCATTCAGCGATGAGACGGACGCCTTGTTCGCATCCAGGCTTGCGGTCTGGGTCTCCAGCGTGTCGGCGCGGCTGTCGAGTGAGCCGATGGCCGAACCGAGCGCCGCATCCGCCGCTTCCAGATCGGCGCGGGTGTCTCCGATCAGCTCCGACACATCGAAGATGTCGCCGAACGCCGCAGCGATGTCCGCCTTGATCTGGTTCAGGCCAGGGGCGTTGGGGTCAACGTCGTCCGAGATCAGCTTGCCGTTCAGCCACAGCCCGATCAGCAGCCGCTCAGAGGAGTTCTGGTTTCGGATGTAGGTAACACCGACCCAATAGTAGCGGTCGGGCTGGCCGGTGAACGGGATTTGCGTGACCGTTGGCGCGTAGGTACCCAACGATTGCCAGTCTGCGCCGGCGGGAGGCGGATCGTTCGGATCGACTCCAGACGGCACTTCCCAGACAGCGAACTCCACAGCGGTCGCCGTCTCGTTGGAGACGATGCCGCCCAGGTCAAATCCGGGAAGCTGGCCGCCGCCGGGAGCAGGGGGGCGGGGGACGATGGTCCAGTCGCCGATCTGTGGCGGGGTGACGTAGGTGGGGTCGACGGCCTCCAACGCAGGCGGCGCGGGCGGGTTGGGAGCCTGACCGAAGGCGAACGCGTACTTGCCGTCGCTCTCCGAGACGAAGGTCACGGTGTGGACGCCCGTCATGGCGTCATAGTTCGTCTCCAGGCAAAGGCACTTCAGCCCGTTCAGGACGAACTCAGGCTCGATGATGGTGAAGGCCGAACCGGGCTGGATGCCCTGCATGTAGGGCTTGAGCGGGATGCGGCCCCGGATGCCCTCGCGGGTGTGCGCGACGGCCAAGCACATCAGCTCCGCCGCCTGCTTGGCCCGGTCGACATAGCTGTAGGTCACGGGGACCGACCGCTCACGTCCCCCATCCTCTTCAAGCCACTCGGGGGCCGAGACCTGCCCGAGAGCGGTCATTTTCCAGCCGTCCGCCTCCGAGAGGTAAGTCGGGACGCCGGTGTTCTTGCGCTGGGTGAAGCTGGCGCCGGTGTCCAGTTCGATGGGGCCGGCCGTGTCCGCCGCTGAGATCGTGGCGACCGAGACGCGCGGGGCCGCCCTGTGGATGCAGGACTCCTTGCCGCCGCGCTGGATGTAATAGGCCCCTCCCGCTTGCAGGAATGCGTCGAGTACCTGGGCCTTGTCGTCGTCCGTCGAGGGCCAGGCGGCGCAGGTCCAGCCGTGGGCGTCCGCGATGTTGGCGGCTTCGGTGAAGGCGGCAAGGTCGATGTTCTCGACCTTCACGCCCATGCCGCCGACCTGAGTATCCAACTGAGGCGCGCCGCCATGGTCAGGCCCTTCCCACAGGCCTAGAATCCATTTCACCGCCCAGAGGATCGGGTTCGCGGTGTAGGTCCACGTCGTCGGCTGATCGAGCCTGTGAGGGCCGGAACCGCCCGGATAGGTACTGTCCAGCCGCCAGTCATAAGCCTTCAAGCCCCGGATGACGTGACGGGGTTTCGGCTGTTGACCCTTGTATGCCGACTGCTTGCTGTTCTCCGACAGCGTCAAGATGAACGCGGCCTTGCCCGACAGCTTGTGGCTGGCGCCCCAATTCGGCAGCGCCGCGCCGCCCTCAAGGCCCGAAGGCGAGGCGAGATAGGACGGCTCCGGCTGATTGCCGAGCTGCGTCCGCCGCCACATGACGTTGGCGTAGTAGGAGCTGTTCGCCTTGCCCGAGCCGTCGAACGTCACCGGCACGTCGTTGGCGGTGAAGCTCTCGAATGCGGTGATCGGCCCGGCGTCGGACACCACGGTGACCGCGCTGAAATACATGCGGTCGTTGGGGCCGTAGGCCTTCTTGTGGCGAAGATCGCCGCCGACCGCGATCCGACCAGCCGCGAAGTGCATCGGGCCGTTCGGGTCGCCTACCCAACCCAGGGCGTTGCCCGCCGTCGAAACCTTTGGCTGGGACAGCGCGCCGCCCACGCTGGACACCAGCGAGCCCACGGTCACGAGGGTAGAGGCCGAAACAGCGAACGAGCCAACGGCCACAGAGGCCGTGACTGCGGTACCGAGCGCGAGGCCGGCAACTGCGCCGACACCCGTCGCAACAGCACCGACAATCAGGATGGCGGTGCCGACCGCCTTCAACGCCTTAGCCATCAGGGCACCATCCAGACGCGTTCGGGAACGAAGTCGTCCGCCAGCCTGATCGTCACCCCGACCTCGGCCCCGTCCTGGTAGCCGCTGACATAGTGGTCACCGAGATAGACGGCGATGGAGCAACCGAAGCGGTCGTCGCTCGGAAGGGACAGGAGGTCAGCCGGGCGGATCATGGCGAACGGGATCACCAGCAGGCCGGCGGCATCGACGCCCTGATCCAGGGACGTGTGGCCGAGCTTGCGCATCGCCTTGTAAGCACCCGTCAGCGAGCCCCACTTCACACCCTTTAGGATGGACGTGGACTGCTTCCTCAGGTGCATGACGTAGCGGGCCTGGCGGACGCAATCGTACTGCTTGAAGTCCAGCGGCTTACCGACGAAGCGGTCAGCACAAAGCTGGGCGTCATGCACCCTCTGATCCCAGATATTCATGGGGCCTCAGTGTTTCTGATTGAGGAAGCTGATCCCGCTCAGGATCGGGTTGCCCGGATAGAACGAGCCGCCGCCTCCCGACTGGATCGCGCCCTTGGGGGCTTCCGTGCGCCAGTAATCGTCATCGGTCAGGCGGGAGACATTGGCGTGGCCCAGCTCGCCCCAGATACGGCGATGGGTGGCATCGTTGGCCCGCCAGTCGGTGTTCGGGATCAGCTGAAGCTCGCCCTCGGTGCCGCATTCGACGATGATCGACCACCCGGACTCGTCCACGGACCACACGCCGAAATCGAACTGGCCCTGGAACTTGAGAAGAGGCTGACCGATCAGGGCGCCCGACACAGGATCAGCCGCGCCCTCCCACCATTGGACGAGGCCACCCTGATTCAGCGGATTGGCGATGTCCTCAACGGCCTGCTGGCTGTCAGCGTTGATGGTCAGCGAGACCCGCGTCGTCGTACCCGATCCGCCTTCGGTCATGGAGCCGACGCTTTCCAGTGCGCCGATGCCGTCCTGCTTTCCGAGGTAAAGTTCGCCCGCATAGACGGCGAAGCCGCCATCCTTCAGGCGGACCACGCCAGATTTAAGTTCCATCCGTACCAGTGTGCAGACGGTCGGTGCTGGCTGCTGTAAGGCCGCCTTGTAGGCAGTATCCATCAGGCCACCTCCTCAATGGAGAAGCTGACGCCGATGGCGGGCAGGGAGCCCATCGACCAGGACTGACCGGGCGGGATCAGGCCCTCGATCACCGGCTTATTGAGGATGATCTGATGACCGTTCACTCCAGGGCGCCGGAGCATCTGCGTCAGGGTCAACGTGGCGATCCCGCTGCCGTTCGCCGTTACCTCGGCCGCCGTCTGGTAGAGGAAGCGCTGCGAGCCATAGATGACGTTCAGCCACTTCCCCTTGCGGATCAGGACGCCGGGCGTCAGGCCCTTGATCGGCAGCGAAGTCCCGGCGGCCGAGCCGTTGACCGTCGGCGTGGCGCCGTAGTTCTCGGCAGGAAAGTGCTCGGGAACGGGAACGCGGACGGCCTCCTTCTTCCCCCGCACGAGGTCCGCGACAAGGCCGGGGCCGCAGTTGGCCGCATCCACTGCCGGAACGTTGACATCCATCGCCCAGCGGTCGCCCATGCGATGACGAACCATGCTGTCGCCGTTGATGGCCGAGCGGAGGATGTTGGACGCTGTAATCTCGCGCAGATCGTGGGTCGTCTGCCTTGGCAGGGGTTGGAGATCGAAAGCCATCAACCCCTCCGGTAAGGTGCAATGCGCTGGGCGTTCTGGTTGTCGGCGCGTCCCTGAGCGATGGCCGCCGACGCCGCGACGAAGCCGACAGGCTGGGCTGCTGACGTGGAGAGGGCGATGAAACTCTCTCGCTCCGGCACGACAATCACGCGGTGCTCGACAATGCCGCCTCCGCGCACGCCACCGGTCTGAAGCCCGCGCATCTGTCCGTTCGTCAGAACCGATCCGTTCATCCCAGGGACAAACCACTCGCTTTGCGGGTTGTTGTGGTTGATCTTGTAGGCGCGGCCGGCCGTGACAGGACCGCCAGTCGCACGGGCGCCGCCGCTGAAGAAGGAACCGATGCCCGAGGCGATGGAGCCGAGAAAATCGCCGCCCTTGTCGTTGTTCATCAGCGACTTGAAGACGTTCGCGAACATATTCTCTAAGTTCTCGAAAGCGGCGCGCTTGAACGCATAGCCTGCGGCTGACCAAGGGTCGTCAGCAGCGATCACATCCACAAAGGTCCGGGCGGCGTTTTCGGCGGTATAGTTCATGTCGCCATCCGCGGCGGCCTGATCGAACTGCAGCTGCTCCGCAACCGCCAGACCGACACCGGCAACGCCGAAGCGCTCGACGTACTCGGCAATCCGCTGGCGCAGGGCCGCTTCACGCTCAAGACGTCGGATGGCGCTTTCGTCCCCCCGTAGCCGAGCGATCTCCAACTCGGCGCTGTGCTGGCGCTCAGTCCAGTCCGCCGCTGCGCGTTTCAGATCGGCCTCACGTTCAAGGCCCTCGCGAATACGCGCTTGTGTCTTCTCGCGCTGCTCTGCGACATCCTCGGCTTGATTTTCCGCCGCGATCAGATTGAGAGCGCGTTGTTCGGCGTCTGCATAGCCAGCCTCACGGTAGCGCTCAGTCGCCTCGATTATCCGCTGACGCTCCTCCTCGCGCTTGATGGCTGCCTCGTCACCAGTGGCGCGAACGCGGGCCAAGTCTTCCTCAAGCGATAGGCGTTCACGCAGGTCTGACGTGCGGTCAGCGCCGGATGATCCGGCCGACGATCCAGCACCCGTTGATGCAGGTGCGGCGGCAACGCTGCCAGGTCCGCGAGGATTTTCAATGTCCTCCATCGCGCTTTTCAAGCGCTCATAGGACTGGATAGCTGTGTCCGCTTCCTCACGGGCTCGAACAGCAAGCGATATTGCACCTTGAGCGGAAGACCGCGCCCCACCCACCAATGCCGCCCCCGCGTTCGACCCGGCGTTGGTTCCGACATCGCGACGGGTCTGACCCGAACGCTGGATTGCCTGATCGGCTTGGCGACGCGCCGCCACTGCTTCGTCGATCTGCTGCTGGGCCGTTACCTTGAGCGCACGTATCTTCTCCAGCGTATTGGCGCGCTGAGCAGCAGTCTCGCGTTCCAATGCTGCGCGGTTTTTATCAGTTGCCTCCCGCTCACGGTCCTTGGCCTTTCGGTAGGCCTCTATCGCTTCATCCGCATCACCGACGACCTTGTCCAACTCGCGCGCGGCGATGGCCGTGGTGTTGTACCGGGTGGCGAGAATGTAGAGGCCAGCGGCGAGCGCTGCAACGACGGTCACGACCAATCCGACAGGGTTCGCCGCCATCGCCGCGTTGAGCGCGATTTGGGCGCCGGTCGCGCCGGTTTGGCGGGCTTGGAGCCGGATGAGGGCGGCCTGATAGGCGATGTTGCTCGCGGTTGCGAGCGCGGTTTTAACCGCTGCTGTCGTCAGCGAAATCGCGTAGGCACCGCCGATCAGCGAGGCGAGCGTGATCACTACCGGAATGATGGTGTCGAGATTTTCCGCCAGTCCCTGGATGCCCTGCGCCACTTTCTGCGAAGCCGAAAGACTTTCGTCGGCGCGGCCGATGTACCTACCGAACTCGTTATCGAGCGTTTGAAGGGCGCTGCTGATGGTGGTTGCCGCACCCTCGGCTTGTTTCTGTATCTCGGGGAAGCCCTTTAGCAGGGCTTGGAAGAACTCTTGGCTAGTGACCTTGCCAGCCTTCACCGCCTCGGTCAGTTTCGCCACGTCGCCGCCGAAGCGATCTGATCCCTTCGCGGCGGCCTGTAGCAGCACCGGAAGCCCGTCGATCAGGGAGTTGTATTCTTCGGCTTGGACTTTTGCGCCGCCCAAGACCTGGCCTAACTGAAGCAGCGGGCCGGACGCGGCTTCGGCCGACGTGCCCTGCACCTTCAGCGCGGCCGCCGTTCCTGACACCAGGGCCAGAAGCTGTTCCTCGCTGGCGCCCAACCTTTGACGGGAAAGCGAGGCGCGCTGATAGAGTTCAGCCGTGGCCTGCACCTGAAGGCCGTTCCGGTTCGCCGTCTCGTATAAGGCATCCTCGACCCTTTTAAGATTTTCTCCCTCAAGCCCGGCCGCCCTAAGGCGGTTTTGCAGGCCCGTGTATTGGTCCGCATACCGGGCGACCTGCTGCGTCGTGAACAGCCCCGCGAGGATGCCCGACAGGCTGGCGATCTCGGCACGGAAGCTGTCGCCAATCGGCGCGAACATCCGCTTCGAAATGGTCTCGGTGTCTCGCTGGATCGCGTTGAGCGCTTTGCGATTATCGGCCTGTCCCGCGTGCAGGGACTTGTTCAGTTTCCGCATCGTCGCATCGAACTGAGACGCGTTAGCCTCGACCCTTACTAGAAGCCTTTCTATCTCGTCGGACATTTATATTCACCGCCTCCGCGTGTTCTGGCTGAACGGAAAGATATAGAACCGCCCTAGCAAGCAGCGATATGGAGTCTTTGAAGTTACCGACGCCGAAATTGCAATCTGCGCAAAGTGAACCCCGCACCTGACCGGTCGCGTGGTTGTGGTCGATCGAAAGCGGCTTCTTCTCGCCGCAGATGGCGCACCCATCATCATGTGCCGAATGGAACGCGGTCACATCCTCAGCGGAAAGCCCGTATTTCCGCCTCATGTTGTAGCACCGATAGAGATCGAGCATTTTCTGGCGGTTATTTGCCGCATACTTACGCGAAGCCGCGCGCTGACGGTCTCTGAACTCTTTGCTCTCGGCCTTTTTCTCTGCTCGCCACGCATCGGTGCAAGCCTTGCATGCCGATTGGAGGCCATTTTTCTTGTAGGATGATTTGTAGAAAGCAGATCTGGACAGCCCCGCCTTGCAGCGGGAGCATGTGACGACATCCCCCATGTTGACTGCTTTTCGTCCAGGCGGCACGCGTGTGCTATTGGCTGGGGAAGCCATGACGTGATCCTCTTGCGATCCGTTGCGGTTAGGGCCGAAGGAGAAGTTGGCGCTTCCCTCCGGCCCGTCTTTTATGTTATCGCGTTATCATGAAGTCAAGCGGTGATAACAAAAAATCGAAGCGCGGCCGTCCAGCTACTGGGACCGGGACATTGATTGGCGTTCGACTTCAGCCCGATCAGCTAGCCAAGGTGGATGACTGGATTGATCGCCAGCCCGCGCCAAAACCCACGCGACCGGAGGCGTTGCGGGCGGGGATCGAGGCGCTGATTAGGCTCGGCGGACTGGACGGCTAATCACAGCCGATCCACAGCACCTCAAAATAGCGCTTTGCCTCCTTATCATCTTCGCCGGTGCCTGTAGGTTCGAGCGAGACAACATTCGGCCCCGTTACAAAGCGCTGGAACCCGGCGTAGGCGCCATAGGCATTCTTGCCGTTCACTTCACCGCAGACCCAACCATCGTTGACGCGGCTGGCCCTGAACTGCGCACTGGCGGGGTCACGAAGCTGTTCAGCGACACGCTTTTGAGCCGCATGAATCTGCTGTTGCTCCGAGCCAGGCACCCATTGGCACGCTCCTAGTCCGACAAGAGCACCTAGAAACCAGAGCCTCATCACCGTCCTCCGAACGCCGTCTCGACTCAGAGACGAACCACAAGCTACCGTTGAACTAAGCGGGAGGGAGCGCAATGGGGCTTTTGTCATGGCTATTTGGTCGGGCCGACAGCGCAGCAGGATGGAAGCAGTCGGAAGCCGGGAACGACACCATGATTTCTGGCGGAAGCCGCGTCACGGTGTTTCAGGATGGATCGGCATGGAAGTTTTGCCTTGCCAATGCAAACGGAGACGATGATCCGTTTTTCTCTGAAACGTACACGACAAAGGAAGCAGCCGTACACGAGGCGCTCGCCATGATCAGTGGCGAACGCTCGCTCTATAAGAGCAACCGGGAAAAACGCGAAGAACAGATCGCTGCGGGTCTTCCGGCATGGATCGAGAGGGATCGTGAAAAGCTCGAAGCCGCTGAGAAATCCGTCGCTCGTCTCCGCGCGGCCGATGTGCGCAAGGCCTCTACCCTCGGCAATCTCCGAAAACGTCTCCTCTCGGGACTGCGTTCAGCATACAGCATTCGTAACCATGCGTCGGAAGACCATCGCCACAACGCTGCGGCAGAGGCCTTGATCGCAGGGTACGACGCACTCCTTGACGATATTGCGAAGATCGAACCGACAGACCAGATTAAGACCTAGCCGCTTTCACCGCCCGTTCAAACGCCTCGATCGACGGGGCGCCTGACTTCTCCTCGATGCCCTGGGCTTTGCGCCAGCCCCGGTGCGCCTCGCCTAGCTGCCAGATGCTACTTTCTTCGACCTGGCGCGGGGAGAGCCCGATTTGGGCGCCGGCGGCGTAGAATTCGCCGAATCTGATCTTGCGGCGGGGGAGGGGTCTTTCGCCCCCGCCTCTGGCTCCCCCAACGACTTTTCCTCTTCCGGCGCTCCCACAAGAGCGGCGGCGATGATGTTTAGGGCCAGCGGCTTCAGGTCCGCTAGGTAGCCTTCAGCGGCGTAGCGAGATACGAGCGCCAGCGCCCGCATCGGATCCATGCCGCCTCGCACTAGGCCAATGCGGATCGTCTCCCGAAGGTGAGCGACCCGCCACTGGCCCGACGCGATGTCGGCATAGATTTGCTCCGGCCCGGCGTCGACTTTCTCCTGAAGCTCTTCCAGTCCGCCGATGTCGAGCCGGAAGGTGTAGGTGTCGTCGCCAAACGGAGCGGTGATGCGGGCGCTGCGGCTCATTATGCGCCGGCCGTGATCGTCGGCTCGTCAGCCTGGACCAGGGTGACCGACGCCGTGGCGTATTCCCGCGCGTTCCCGGTGAGCGAAAACTCGGTCAGGATGTATGCCCCCTCAACCTGGAACGACCCGGTCCGGCGAACGCGACAGTTGACCACCTGGCCCACCCGGTTCAGCCATGCCAGCACCGAGGTCGAGTGAAGCAGGCCCTCGCCCGAAATGGTGGTGTCCGTGGAATCCACCCGACGCATCGTCTTGGGCGGTTTCGACGGATCAGTGCAGTTCGGAATCTGTTGATCCGTCGTGGTGGCGGTGCGGTTGAAGCCGCGCGAGCCGTTGATCATGCAGTCATGGGTGAAGACCTCGGGGTCAGCACCATCGCCGATCATGACGAGGATTTCCTCGCCCGAGACGACGCTCACGAAAACGTCCGACATGCGGATGCCTTTCTCTGTCGAAGGAAACCCCCGAGGGGGCGGGATGGCCCGCTGAGTGCGGGATCAGGCGGCCTTACGCAGGCCGTAGCGCAAACGAAGGATGGCCCGGCTGGTGAGCCCGTCCTGTTCACGCTGATAGGAAAGACGATCGACCCGGTGCGTCACGACTTCGAACCCGGCGACCGTGAGTCGTGTGTTCAGGACGAAGGCGGCGCGGGCGCCAATGCGCTTGACCTCGGGATAGCCGACCGCGCGGGACCAGCCGTTGAGGTCGATGTAGCAATCCGACGGCCCGACACAGGACGCGCCTTCGTCTGTCGTGTCGGCCGCCCCGAAACTCAGATACGGGAATGGCCCTTGGGGGCTTCCGTCTTGATTGACAGGCACCCGGTCGAAGATGCGGCCGGCGATCAAGGTGTTCAGTTCAGTGTCGGCCTTTACGGCCGCGACGATGGCCGCCTGGAGCGGAAGTTGCGGGTCGATCATTTGGCGGCCTCCGCCTTGATGGCCCGGCGCATGGCGTTGGCGATCCGCCGCTTGACCTTGCGCTGGCTCGCCCGGACGACAGGGTAGAACGACGGGCTGGCCTCGACATATCGGCCGTTGACGGCGACGTGGCCTAACTCGACCCGAGACGCTTTCGGGCGGCCTTTGGCGTCCTTGGCGTCGCTGATCACCACATAGGACACGTCGCCCAACCGACCTTCCTCCACGTGGATGTGGTCACGGACTTGTTCGCCGTTGTTCGGGTCTTCATCCCGAGGGGCGATCCGGCGCATCTGGGCGGCCATCTCCTCGGCCTGCATGAAGGCTTCCTGACCCGCCGCCTTGCGGACGGCCGGCGTCATGGCTGACAGCTTGCGGGTCAGGCGCTCGACGCCCTCCAAACCGCCCTTAGCCATCAGCGCCACCGCTCGTCGCCTGGATCAGCAGCCACGTCCGGTCGCCGTCCATGTCGCCGATGAAGCCGATGTTGAAGGTGCGGCTTGTGTCGCGCGCATCGACCATCCGGTCCCCTGTCTGGAGCGAGCGCGTCCCGCTGTCCGAGCGAACCCAGCAGTCCCACTGCACCCGGCCCGACAAGCGGTCGGACTGAACCGTTTCGCTGCCTCGGGTTGGGAGCAGGCTGGCGGCCCGGCTGATGCCGAGAGGCGCCCAATCTTCGACCGGATTTCCGTAGATGTCCCCGCCCTCCTTCCTTCGGGAGAAGGAAACACGATGCTTTAAGTCGCCTGCACCCTTAGGCTTCGGCATCGTCCGACTTCCGGGCCGGGGCCTTCACCTCGACCGCCTTGCCAGCCGCGACCGCAGCCTCGCCGGCCTCGCGCTTCACGGTCAGCTCATGACCCTTGCGGTACTCGATCAGGACGCGGTGATTATCGGCGGGGGTGTAGGGGAAGTCGTCGGTGAAGCGGACGCGCATGGCGATCTCCTCAAATCCTGATGGTGCGGAAAGGGCGCAGCAGGTTCTCGGCGGTGGGGTTCACGTCATAGGACTGTCCGGCCGTTACAGACTCGCGGCTGGCGTAGAGGTCGCCCAGGTTCAACAACGCAGCCGCCTTAAATGACGGTTCGGCGCCGACCGGCACCAACTTCAAATCGCAGTATGTCAGACAGGCTTGAACCGCTGCGTCCGTGTAAAGCTGGATCAGCTCGTCCTCATCGTCGATGTCGACGCGAAGGTGTTGCTTGGCCTCGTCAAGGCTGAGGAGCGGTCCAGTGGTCAGAACGACGACGTTGAGCGCCACGGTCAGCCCGCCTTGTTCTTGAGCTTGGGCTCGGCTTTGTTTTTCGGCGCGGCGTCCGCCTTAGCCCGGATCGGCTTCAAGACCCCATTGGCGACGAGATGCGAGACCTCTGCGGCGTTGCCTTCGTAGGTCTCGCCCGCGTGGTAGAGGCGGTCGAAAAGCACCTGACGGGTGACTTCGTACTTCTGGATCATGATGGCCTCCTTGTGAGGGGGTCGATCTTCTCGGCCGCCACAAAAAGAGGCCCGGCAGGCGCGAACCCGCCGGGCTGTTTCAGTTCAGGAGGATCAGGTGACCCGGCCGAAGTCGCCGTAGATGAAGGCTTCAGGACGGTAGACCGCCAGAGCCAGACGCTCTTCAGCCAGGATGGTCACGAGGTTCTTGGTGAAGTCGTCATTGACGTAGCCGGTTTCGACCCGCGCATCCCAGCGGTCGAAGACCTGGGCGCCCATGCGGAAGGCGCCGGTCAGGAACTTATCGACCGCAATGGCCTGCGTCGCGACCACGGGCAGACCCCACAGTGTGGGCGAAATCGTGCCCTGCGGATTGCCGATGATGTAGCGACCTTCGCCGTCCTTCAGCGTCTCGATCCAGGCCCAATCGATCGGGTTCATGACGTGACCCGTCGCCGGGTACTCCGCCAGAGCCGCTTGCAGCATGGCGAGGCGCATCAGGTCGATGCTGGTCGGCGAGGACAGGGTGATCGGCGCCGAATAGGCGGTGGCCTGCGGGATGATGCCGTGCAGGTTCTGACCCGACCCGCTGCCGTTCAGCAGTTGCTGCTCCTCGACATAGGCCAGGCCGTAAAGGAGGCGCTGGTCGATGGTCGAACGGAGTTGCGACACGTCGCTCAGGATCTGCTTCGAAGCCTTCATCCAGTGAGCGATGACCTTGGCGGAGGTCGTCACCAGATCAAACTTCAGGTCCGATTCCGGCTTTGCGGCGCCTTCGGCAACCGGGGCGGCGCTGTTCGTGAAGCCGGTCTCCTTGACGTACTCCAGAGTGGAGCCATCCATGCGGCCCTGCGAAAGCAGGTCACGCACCGTCAGCCGGCGCTGGGGAAGGGGCAGGATGCCGGGGAGGCGGGTGGTCTGAACCGCGTCGCCGACGGAGCCGGCCGCATCGGTCGTAGCGGAGGTCAGGGTGGCCTTGATCTGCAAATCGCCGCCGCGCGCCGACTTGGAGAAGCCCGTCGCTTCGAAGTTCTTGAAGCCTTCCGACTCCACGAACTGTTCGCCGATGGACTTCTGACGGTCATCGGCGTTTCCGCCGCCGCGCGCCATCTTCTGCTCCAGATCGTCCAGACGGGCCTTGGCCTCATTCATGGCGGTCAGGGCGCCGTCGATGGTTTCCTTCTGCGACGCCGACGCATCGACGCCCTTCTGGGCTTCGGCGACGGCCTTTTCGGCGAGGCCCTTCACCTCGTCGAACTTCTTCTCGAAGTCGCCCTTGATCTCGGCAGCGAGGTCCGCCGCCGACTTCTGGCCGCGATCATCGTCGGGGCCGTAGGCGACTTGAAGGCCGCGTAGCATCAGGGGCGCGCCGACAACCTGAAAAGCCATGGCGCGGGTTGCGGCAAGCGCGAGCGCGCCCACCGCCAGGGAATGACGGTTCGTCATAGTGGTTCTCCGATAAGGGGTGTTGATGAGCCTGCCGCGCGAGACGGTCAGGCGAGGGTGGTCAGCCGCGCAGGCGCTCCAGGAACTCCAGCACGTCATCCGCCTTCGCCTCGGGCTCCCCCCGAAGGTGTGGCGTCGCCTTGGCGGCGATGGCCGTCGCCAGGGCTTTCGAGAACCCGCCTTCATCCCGAAGGAAGGCCTCAAACTCACGGACGGTCGGCAGATTGCCGCCGGCCAGGATGCTCTTCACGTCGGTCACGCGGGCGGCGCGACCCAACGCGCCGAAGGTCACGAGCGAAACCTCGCGAAGGTCCAACTTGATCAGGCGCAGCACTCCAGCGCGATCGTCGTCGGGCGCGGTCTGAACCGTGCGATAGCCGATCGACAACTCGTCCAACGCGCCGCCCTTTAGCAGCCCGTACGCCTCAGCGGCCTGCGTCGAGGCGTCCTTCAGGATGCGGCCTTTGACGTACAGGCCCTTGGCGTCTTCAGCGATGTCTTCCCAGACACCGATCGGGTGGGCGGGGTCATGCTGCCACAGCATCTTGACCGACCGCCCCTTGCGCCTGCCATCGACCAAGGACGCCGTGAACGCGCCGGGCTCCACCACCTCGTTATAGCTGTCCACAACGCCGAATGCAGAGGCGTAGCCCTCGATCACGCCGTCATCGCCTACCGCTTTCACGTCGAGTGGCAGGCCGGCGTCTTTGAACTGCAAGGTCATCATTCGCCTCCTGCGACGAGCGCTGGCGGGTTCGCCATGTTGATCGGAATGTTCTGCGACTGCATCCGGGGAACATCGCCGCCCGGAACCGGCGGCAGGTTTTCGAGGGCGCGAACCTCATTGATCGTCATCGCGCCGATCTGGGTCATCTTCTGGTAGAACTCTGACCGGCCCTTGCTGTCGGCGCGAAGCAGGCCCTCAAGGTTGAACTCGACCACGATCCCAGCCGCGCGATCCGCTGGGCTCAGAAGCTGCTTCATGATCGCTTGTTCGATCCGCTTCAGGCGGCGGCGCAGGGTGAACTTCTGGAAACGCAGGGTCTGCTCTTCCAGGCCAGTACCCCAGCTGGTGGACTTCTCCGTGTGCCCGATCATGTGCGGGGGAACTTCGAAGAAGCGGCAAATCTCTTCGACGCTGAACGACCGGCTTTCCAGCATCTGGGCGTCTTCAGGCGTGAACGAGATCTGATGGGGAACGATGCCGCCCTCAAGCAACATCGGGCGCCCCGCGTTCATGGCGCCCGCGTGTTTCTCCTGAAGAGCCTTCTCCAGCGGAACCCGGATGCTTTCGCCCAATGTCTTTTCGGCGGGCGTGGTCAAGATCAGAGACGGGCGAACCCCATTAGCGAACGTCGTCTGTGCGGCGGCGTTGACTGCAAGCGACAGGCCGAAGACCTGACGGCCATAGCTCAGCGTCGAAAGGCCGCCCAAGGGGGAGCCGCCAAAGCCCCGGACGTGGAAGACGTTTTCCTGCGGCTCATCATAGGCCGTGCCGTTGTCGGTCCAGCGGTAGCGCAGCGACCCGTCAGCCTGCCGCGTAATCGACGGGCTGTAGATCGGATGAAGGGCGACGACACGGCCGCCGATCCTCTCGATCCGGGCGTGCATGTTGCCGCGAAGCTCAAGCGCAGCCTGTCCACCCTCCCAGAAATCGAGCGCGGTTTGGTCGTAGTTGGGGCTGTCGTGCAGAACCCGGTAGAGCGGATGGTCTCTCGCAGCGACCCGATTGCCCGCCGCATCCGTCCGATAAACCATCAAGGGCAGGGAGGCGATCGTACCGGCAAGGAGGTTGACACAGGCCCAAGCCGCCGAGAGGCCAAGAATGCCGACCTCCGTCACCGGCACCCCGGCGTTCACGGGGTCAAGCCATCCATCCGTGTTTGTCAGGGACAGTTGGCGAGACGGCGGGTCCCAGGACTTCAATCCAAGGGCTGAAAGAGCCTTGGCGATCAAGCCGCGACCCCCAGGCTCGCGAGATATTCCTTCCATCCCGCCCCCTTCGCCATAGGCTTCCGCGACATCAGCATCATTGCGTTGAAGGCCGCGACCAATGGGTCGATCTTGGCCCGGCCGGCCGATTGTTTCGTGATGATCACGGCGCCGCCGCGAACCTCGACCTTCGCGTTCCCGACGCACCAGGCCATCATCCGTTGACCGCCGTGCTTCAGAGACCCGTTCTTGAGCTTGATCTCAGAACCCCAGGATGCCGGGGAGAGGGCGAAGCCTTGGCGTATGGCGACTTGCTGGCCTGGAGCTATCCCACGCGCCTCAAGTTCGTCCACAAGGGCCGCAACACCAATAGGGTCGATCCCGACGCCTTCCGCTTCAGGAAGCAGACCGGCCTCTTTGACCCGCTCGATATAGGCGGCGGCCTCCATGATCGGGGCCATCGGATCTTCGGAGATCGTCAAGTCGCCGTCAGTCTCGAAATCCTTCAGTCGGCTGGCGATGTCCTGGCGCCGCTTCAGCACGTCGTCATGAGCCCAGGCGTGGGTCCAGAGAAGCCACTTCTGGGTTTCACTGCACCGACCCAAGACGGCGAGACCAAACAAGTCATCCAAGCCGCCGCCGTCGATCCCGACCGTGCAGACTTCCGAACGCCTCAGAACCTCGTCCAGCGTCAGGCTCTTGTCGGCCGCGCCTTCCCAATAGTCGGCCCCGGCCCAGCGGTTATTCGCCAGCTTCAGCCCGATTTCGACGTTCAGATGTTTGGCGAGGAAGACCTGACGGGTTCCGTCGTTGGCGTCGCGGACCTTCTCAAGTTCCCGCTCCAGATAGGCCACATCGACGGAACGACCGATGTTCGGGTTCGTGATGTAGAAGTTCTTCGGATCGAGGTACGCCTCGGTCTCCGCCATGTCCTCGGGAAACTCGTAGATGACCGGCAGACTCTCCCGGTCCTTGATCTTCCCGTCGCGCACACCCCGGAAATAGTCCAGCTTAGCCTTGAACACCCCGGCCGGCTCTTCGTCCGACTGAGTGCTGGCCCAGATGACGAAACCCTCGGGCCGAGACACCAGACCGCCCGTCGCCTCGCGCAACATGGCGTCCGCCTTGGCGCGCTTTCCGAAGACCCAAAGCTCATCGACAAATATGTAACCGGCCTTCTTGCCGGACACCGTGTCGGAATCCGCCGCGACCACCTTCAGCGCCGCGCCCGTCCCCCGGTGGGTGATCGTTCGGACGTGGCTTTGGACCTGAAGCAGTTCTCCAAGCTCATCATCCGCCTTGATCATGTCCCAGGCGGGCTGAAAGGCGTTGTTCGCGACTTCGATCGTCGGCGCCAGGATCAGCAGCTCAGCCGAATGCCGCCAGTTGCGGATCAGCGCCGTAACCATGATCCCGGCGGCGATGGTGGACTTAGAATTCTTTTTTGAGATCAAAAGGAAGAATTCTCTGATCAGTTGCCGACCGGCGTCCCGATCAAAGGCCCCAAAGATCGCCCGGACGAAATCGAAGACCCAATCCTCGCAAGCCTCGCCGAATGTCGGCTGGCCGGGCGCATCAACGATCTTGAGCGCCTTGAAGACTTCAAGCGCCTCCTCGGCCTCATCGGCGAAGAGCGGGGAGGGTATCAGGCTTCGCCGGGCGACAATCCGGTCTCGCCAGTCCAGGCAGGCGGTGGACCATTCCATCAGTGCCGATTATCCACGATCAACTTCGGAGCCGATGGAGTGGCGAAACGGCTACTGGTCTTCGCGATATGCTCCCCGGCGGCCTGACGCTGCTTCTTGACCCCAGGCGCCGCTCCAGATTCACCGAGCGTCTTCGCCGCCGTCGCCAGGGCCTTCAGAACCTCTGACCGGTTCTTGAGCGAGACCGCCGCAAGCGCCGCCTGCCTCGCCTTGTCGTCGTCGCCTGTGTCGTAGGCAGACTCGATCAGTCCCTCCAGTTCGCCGATCCGAGAGGTCGAGGCGTCCAGTTCGTCCAGCATCCGCATCACGAGATTTCGACCCCGGCCGATAATCGCTTCAGGCGTTGTGTTCTCAGGCGTCAGGACGGTGCCGACGTAGACCTTCGGCGGCTCCGGTTCGCGGGCTTGTTCGCGCGCACTCTCGGGCTTCTCAGGCCGCTCCCAGCCATCACGCCCGGCCCGCTTCCGAATAGCGGCCTCGCTGATCCCGTACCAACGGGCCATTTCCCGCACAGACATTGGACTTGAGCGGTAATCGCGCTCGATCTCAGACCAATCAATCGGCTTCTTTTCGTCGGTCATGGAGCCCTCGTTCGCGGCCGGTGCGCGCGCCCCAAAAGCGCCCAGGGGGATTTTTTCTGTCCGTGAGGGGGCCGCCGGTCTCTAAGCCACGGACTTTTCAGACTTTTTATAGCCCCCCCGGTCGGCTCAGCTCCAGTCGCCCCGCTGGTGCAGGCTGGCCTGCTCTTCGGCCTGAATGGTTGAGTCGTGAACGGCCTTGCTGACCGTCTCCAGGTTGTTGATGTCCCAGAACAGCCGCTCATCTCCACGATGGGGGCGCTTGTGGTTGACCACGGGGCTGTCAGGGGCCGGGTGCTTTCCGGCCAGGACTTGGCCTGTCCTCTGACAGGTGTAGGCGTCCCTGATCAGGACTTGCTCCCGGAGCCGACGCCAGCGGGCGGTCTTGTACCACGCCTTCCAGGGGGAGGAGTGCTGGATCGGGGCCGGGCCTTTGGCTGCGTCAGTGGGGAAGGTTCGACGATCGGGGGCGAAGCTCACCCGAGATGATAGGTGAGATAGCCGGGCCATACGGGCTCCGCTGTATCAACGCCTTTTGGGGGCGGGTTGTCCCTGTGGGTCGTGGGCTAGGCTGGAATCAGCCCGACCGCTTCCACGAGCGAGCGCAGGTTTTCATCGGTGAGGCCAGCCATCCGCTCGCCGTCGTCGCGCTGGTTCATCGGCTCGCTACGAATGGTCCAAACGATCTTACCGTCATAGGACTTCGTGCGGGTGGCGGTGACGGGGCGGCCGTAGGCGTCCTTGCCAACGCTGATCTTCGTTTCGACGATGGCTGCAGTCATCATCGCCTCCGATGTCCGTGTCTGTATCAACGCCCGCCGTAGCGGACGGCCTGCAGTGTGCAGGTCTTGCAAGTCCCGTAAGGGATCGGCCTGTCTCCCCGTCTCTCACCACCCCAGCCAGCCTTATCGCCGTAGCTCATTGCGTGGAGGGGTTTGGAAACGGAAAAGGGCTCCGAGCGGTTGCCGGGAGCCCTGTGTCAGTCGCACGTCTTGTGCGTTACGCTTTCTTTCGTGTGTTTTTCGGAAAAGGTCAAGCGGCGTTTCTGTCTCCCATTCGGCGGAAGGCGACGGCCGCCATCTCTAGGGCGACGATCAACTGACCTTCAAGGACGATTGCCCTGCGATCGTCACAGCCCGCGATGGTTCGGAGGGTCACGCCTTCGCCGCACACCGCCATCATCAGGTCGAACGGGCCGGAGCTGCCGGAGCTGATCACGATATGCTCGCGAAGCCGGGCGATCTCGCTCTTGGCCTGCATAGACGCTTCGGTCGGGAGGAAGGTGGCTGTTTCCCCAGATCCGTTGTCGTTGTCCGCCTTGGACCGCAGACCGTCCCATGTCGCCCGGTCATGGAGGGCGCGGACCTTTCGGCCTGTGGCGATGTGGTCGGGCGATAGGCGGCGCTTGCTCTCAAGCCAGACAAACCCGTCCCGGCTGAAGCTGTTGCCGGCCGGTTCCGTCTTCACTCCGCGAGAGGCTAGCAGTTCGTTTTGCTCCCCGATGTCGTTGGCGACCTGGGATGCGGCCCGCTCCGCTTCGCGCTGGATCAGCCGTTCATCGACCCGGTTCAGGATTTCTTCGCAGTCTCGAAGGTTCAGCAGGTGCAACTGGATCGCGGCCTTTTCGACCTGGGCCATCAGGTTGCAGCCGTGATCGACCTCAACCCGGCCTCGGATGATCTCCAGGCGCTGGGCGATCTTACGGCGGGCGAGTTCGACCTTTTGGCGATGGGTGGCGGTTAGCTGGCTCATGCCGCACTCTCCTTGGGTTTGGTGTCGTTGGCGGGGGCCATCACGCCGCTCCTTTCTCAAACAGGTCTGGGTCGTTGGCGTTTGCGGCGCCAAGCCTGACGGTGAACTTCCACTTCTCGCAGATCGGGGCGAGGTCACGCCGGAGCTTGCCCTCGGCAAAGGGGTTGGCGGCTAGGAGTGTTCGGCTTCCAGCAGCCCAACGGCTCGGGTCGATGTAGTTCTTGGCGAAGGCTTCGCCATGATTGTTCGCAGCCCAGGAGCGGATGTCCGGCGGGCCGTCGAAGGCCGGGGCCGAGGTGGCGGCGTCGGAATTCCCGACACCATCGAAAAGCCAGTGCTCCCAACGGCCATCTGTCAGCCATTTGTGGAATCCAGGCGGGCCACACTCGCCCTTGTGGGTCGTGTCCTCGGCTAGGTAGCGACGCAGGGCGGCGAGAAGCCGATCCTCGCCACCGGCTGATCGGGCGGCGGCCATCCAAAGCGGCTTCGTCTTGGCCTGAGACTTGGACCGGGTTCGGCCTATCGCTGGATAGGCTTTCCAGGCTTGCGCGAACGCATCGTTCGGCTCGGGCCGGACAAAGGATGCGTCAGCATCCTCTTTAGTCTGGAAAGTGGCTTTTGGCTCTTGGGGCTTAAGGCCCTGGTTATCCTGTGGGTTATCCGAGCCGTTATTTCCTTCGCCTTTTCCGAGGTTTGGGTTTCCTCCCTTCTTTCCGTTTTTTCGCGCGATTGCGGCGCGCTTGGCGTCTAAGACCATGCGACGTGAAAAGATGCGGCCTTGCCGATCGCGTGAGAACACGCCGTATCGATCCAACTCGCCTAACAGGTCGCGCACCTCGGATTCCGATCCACCGGTCATGCGAGCGATGGCAGTTTCATCAAGGGGCCGACCTGCTACCGCGACGTAGCCGATTGGGTCGTGTGCTGACGCGATGCAGAGCATCCGCATCCATAGGCCCTGCGCCGCGAAGGAGCAGAGCTTCAAGGCCGGATCGGTTTCCCAATCAGACCAGAAGAATTTGGACCAGGTGGTGCCGCTCATAGCACCCTCCCGGCGCTGTCATAGTCAGAAGCCCGAGCGAGGTTTCCAAACCGGGTCGTGTCGGCGTCGAAGGCGAGCTTGACCGTCCCTATGGGGCCGTGCCGCTGCTTGCCGATGATCACCTCGGCCTCATGCTCTTTGACCGCCATTTCGGATTGCCAGAGCAGGTGTTCGTTCGTGCCTTCCTTAGGCTCGGCGCGGCTGAGGTAGTAGCTTTCGCGATAGACGAACATGACGCAGTCGGCGTCCTGTTCGATGGAGCCGGATTCCCGAAGGTCCGAAAGCTGGGGGCGCTTGTCTTCACGGTTCTCGACCTGGCGCGAGAGTTGGGACAGGGCGATGATCGGCACGTTCAGCTCCTTCGCCAGGGCCTTAAGCGCCCCGGTGATGGCCGACACCTCCTGCACTCGTCCATTGCCCTTGCCGCCGTCCGTCGTGATCAGTTGGAGGTAGTCCACGATGATCAGGTCTAGGCCATGCTGGCGTTTGTGGCGCCGGGCGCGGGCGGCGAGCTTGGCGATGTGAAGCCCGCCCGTGGCGTCGATGTGAAGCGGGATCGAGGCGATGAGATCGCGGCATTCCTTGATGCGCCGGAACTCCGCCTCGTTGATCTGGCCCCTCCGCATCCGATCTGACGACACGCCGGAAGCATCGGCTAGGATGCGCTGGGCGAGTTGCTCCTTGGACATTTCCAAGGAGGGGAACAGGACACGTCCGCCCGCGATGGTCTTGCGGCCATCCGGCGCTTCGGGATCGGGCTCCCAACGGTAGTTCTTGGCGACGTTGAATGCGATGTTCGTCGCCAGGGCCGTCTTTCCCATCGACGGACGACCGGCCAGGATCAGCAGATCGGACGGGTGCAGTCCGCCCAGTTTCTGATCCAGATCCGTCAGGCCGGTGGCAATGCCGGTAAGCTTTCCATCGTTCAGGAAGGCCGCTTCAATGGCTTCCATGGCCCCGTCTAGGGCGACGGTGAATGTCTGGACGCCCTCGGAACGTCCTCCGGTCTCGGCAAGTCCGAAAAGCGCCCCCTCGGCCTCTGTGAGCAAGTCCTTTGCGGTCTTGTCCGGGTTAACGGCCTCGCCAATGATCTCCCCGCCGATCCGCATCAGATCGCGGCGCATCGCCAAATCCATGATGGAGCGGCCGTAGTCGAGGATACCGAAGGCTGGGGGCGCTCGGTCCACCAGATCGGCAAGGTATCGAAGACCGCCGAACTCTTCGAAGGCAGGGTCGGCCTTGAACCGATCCATCAGGATCGTGGGTTCAGCCAATGCGCCGGCCGCGATGCTGGACTCGATGGCGTCGAAAAGCCGCTGATGGAACGGCTCATAGAAGTGCGAGCCCTTAAGCCCGTCAGGAAGGCGCTCGAATGCGGCGTTATCGAACATGACGCAGCCCAGCAGGGCTTGTTCCGCTTCGACGTTGGAAGGCATGGCGCGGGCGGCCTGGGCTTCGTCGCGGGGGTCGGTCATACCCGTCCCTCCTGATCAAAGAGCGGACCACACTTGATCGCCTCGACGCGCTGGACAGCAGCTTCGGCAAAGCGGTTCAGTTGTTCAGCAGCGGCCGGGTTTTGTTTGGCCCTGGCCTTGGCTTCACGGCGGACTGTGGCGGCGTAGAACAGTTCGAAGGCGATCAGGTCGCGGCGGTTCATCCGATCTCTCCGAAGAGCTGGCCCTGGCGCGCGTCCTTTCGATCCAGCATCCGCAGCACGGTTTCGCCCTTGTGCTTCCGGTCCCAGACAAACCATGCGTTCAACATCGGCGGCGCGCCTTGGCCGGTGAAGTCGATCTTCCAGCGCATCAGGTACACGCGGGCGGGCGGGTGCTTGGCCCAAAACGGCGCAAGACCTCCCGCGCCCGGCCATGACCAGTTCAGCAGCAGGGCCATGTATTCGAGATCGAGCGTGTCCAGCGCGTGGGTCAGCCAGCGGGCTTTTCCGTTGCCCCAGCCGCACTCTTGGAACGGCGGATTCTGTACCGACGCGCGAGCGGGTGCCGTCTCGAAGTCGTAGAAGTCGCGGATCTCCGCACCCATGCCACGGTCGATCAGATCAGACGCAATCACCGTCAGGCCCATCGCTTCCATTTCGCGGACCAGCGCGCCGTCGCCGGCCGACGCATCCCAGATCGCCGGGAAGTCGCGCAGCCGTTCTATTTCGGCATGTAGCAAGGCGCGGATCGGCTCGGGCGGGGTCGGATAGAAGTCGTCCTTCTCCCGCTCAAGCGAATCCGCCTTCTCGTAGGATCCGTCTAGGAGACGCACCGGAACAGGCCTGGAGGCCTTGCCGGTTGCTCGGAACAAACCACGGGCAGAAGCTGTCATTCCGCCCCCCGATCATTGTCCGCCTGGGTCAGCTTTGCGAACGCCTGTTCAGCCGCCGCCCTGCGAATAGGCCCGGTGTAGATTGAGACCTTGGCGAAGCGTCCAAAGGTGGAAGCGGCCCCTTCAGGGTCGAGATTGGCGCACAGGGCGTCTTTGACGGCCAGCAGGACGCCTTCACAGTGCAGGACCACATCATCGGTCCCGGCCTGTGCGATGGCCCTCTGTGCGGCTAGTTTCGCGTCTGCCGTGATCTTGGCTTCCCGGGCCTTTTGGGCCTCGGTCTTTTTGGTCTTGTCGATCTTGGCGATGACGGTTTCGGAGAAGTCTCTGCGGAGGGGTTTCATGCCGCATACCTCCGCGCCGCGCGCTCAAGGTCAGAGTTGGGTTTCGGCAGGGACACATCCCGAGCAAAGGCCCGCTTGGCATGGGTGAGGCAGTAGGCGCACTTCTCGACGCCTTCGAAAACAGGCTGACCGCAGACCAGTTGATTGCGCGGCCGATCCGGGGTTCCGACCGGCCATCTGCATTGACCGAATAAAGCGTTCATCAGAGGCACGGCGTCGTCATTGGCGGCGGCGTCCATGCCCTTGATCGTCTTCTTGCCTTCGGCGGCGAGTTGGGCGCGCTTCTGATCCAGTTCTTCCGGCTTCATCGGCGGGAAGGTGACGCCGACGACAAGGCCCTTCACGGCCTTGGGAGTGGGGGCTTTGGCGACGCTGGGACTCACCGCTTTGGGCTTCTTGACGGTAGACTTCTTGAGCGAGGCCGCCGCGCGCTCTGGTCGCGTCATCTTGTTTCTGATGACCAGGCCCATGACCTTGTTGCGGGTCCAGCGACCGCCGAAAGTACGGGCGATTTCGGTCCCTGACTTTCCGTCCATCCATAGCCTGCGAATGCGCTCAATGGTCTCTTGGCTATGGACCATGGAGTCAGTGTCCCGATCGGGAAGACCAGCGACATGGCGATATTTCAGCACCGTCGTTTTGCTGATCATCAGGCGTTCAGCCATGGCGGTGACGCTGACGCCCTGCGCCCACATGCGCTCGAACGCCTCGCGATCAAAATTGGCGGTCATCCCCATTATGCGGCCCTCTGAGATTGGAAGTTGATGGGCGCCAGCGGGCCGGTGACGGCATCCAGGCTGACGTGAGCCTTTGCAGGCTTGATAGGGTCGGGACCGGTCCATTCGAGGATCAGGCGGTCACAAAGACTGTCGTCCTCAACGACGCCCTTGGAGACCAGCAAATCGGACACGGCCTTTTCATAGTTGGCACAGTCACGGGCGCGGCGGTCGGGTCGGTCGAACCGGATCATCAGGGCGTAGTGACCCTTCACCGTTTCGTTCGGGACGGATGCGCCGGCCTCGACCCTCCACGCCTTGTACGGCTTGGAAGCCCAGCGCCGTTTCCCGTCGCCAGGAAACAGGCCGTTGACCGAAGGCGGGAAGGGCAGGACAAAACTGATCACCGCGCCGCTCTCCATTTGCATTCGGCGCGAAGCAGATCGGTTTGGGCCTTGCACAGCCGTTCGTAGGCGTAGTGCTGGGCGCGGGTGTCGCCCCGGACCTTTGCCCGACGAAGCGCGTCCTTGGCGTCAGAGACGGCGGCGAGGCATTTGATCAGCGTCTTGTTGGACCGACGCTCACGGAGCGGCCGGGTGACGGCTTGGAAAGCGACGTGGGCACGATCCAGGATGTAGCCAATCATTGGGCTATCCTCCGCAGGGCGGCGGCTATGTCGGCGCTCTTGGCGGCCGTCAGCCACCCGATGATGACGGGGAGTTCGCCTAGGTCCGTCCGGTTCATGATCCATTCGGCGAAGCGTTCGGCTTCGGTCATGGCGATCACGCGGTCAGTGGCCCGATTGGCGGCCTCGGCGTCCTTCTTCACACGTTCGGCCTCTTGGCGTCGTAGGGTGATTTCGGCCAGCTTTGCCCGCTGTTCCTCAGCCGGGGTGCGGGCCAGTTCGTCCAGCACCACGCCCTTGTCGAGATCCGTTCCGGCGACTTCGGACAGAACGTCAGGGACGATCTTCTTGCCTCGGGCGAGGTCGCGGCGGACGGTGCGCTCGTCAACGCCCAGGCTTGCGGCGGCCGACTTGGCGTAACCAACGGACATTTTGTCCTTTGATCGGCGGTCGCCTCCTTTCCCACCCTTGGCAACCGCACCCTTGCGGACAAGGATTTCCTCCCGCCGGACGTGGTGTTCGGCGCGCTGGGCGTCCGTCAGTTCGGCGCGGGCGAAGTTCTCGTCGATCTCCCACAGGGCGGCGTCGTCAGCGTCGCCATCCATCACGAAGGCGTCGATATAGTCCTCTCCGGACTGGCGAACCGCTTCAAGCCGGTGCGCCCCGGCCACTAAACGGAAGCACTCGTCGCCGTCCCTCTGCGCCCGAACGACAGTGATCGGCGTCCGAAGCCCTAGGTCGGTTATAGAGGCGATCAATGCAGACACGCGAGCCGGATCGACCGCCCGAAGGCGGTCGCCGGTTTCGATGTCCAGCAGAAGAATGGACTCCGGTGTCATGCGCGCACCGGGGTCGGGAAGGGCTCGCGAACGTCCTTGTCTCGCCAACCAAGTGGCCCCGTCCGGCCTCGGCAGAAGTTGTTGAACCCGACGACATAGTGGGCGGCGAGTTCATAGGGGGTACGCCGGACGCGCCCGAGGCGGATATCCTCGACCAGTTTGCGAAACCGCGCGGCCGGGGCATTCACCGTGGCGAGGCCGACGCCGGTGGCGACCTGATCCGCATATGCCTGCGCGGCCAGAGGGTTGGCTTCGGCGCAAATTGCATGGGCGCCGACCATAAAGCCGTTCGACAGTTTGTTGCGCGAAGCCCATCCCTTGATCGGAACGGTGTAAGATTCGAACGGCGCGAAGGTGTTAAGCGCGCTCAACAGTTCGTCAGGCGCGACAGTGGTAGAAGGGTGTCCTCCCCGCGCCACAGCGATGCGGAAACGTAGGTAAACGGCGACGTTGTTGGCGTCTTTGACGCCCTCCATCGCCAGCACATTCCCGCCGGTGCGGGCTATCCCCTGATCCAGGGTGGCTCGCGTCGCGCGCTCGACACCGAACACGATCTGAACCGGGACGGCGGCTTCAGCGAGGATCGCAGCTTCGCAGCGGTGCTGGCCATCGTTCAGCTCGCCGGACGAAGCGACCACAAGGGTGGACCCGTTAAGCATCCACTCGCCGCGCGCCATCATGGCGGCGTAGGCGGCGATGGACCGGGTGCCCCGGTTGCTTCCCCCATTGCGGCGGGCGGTTGTTCGGGTTGTTCGCCAGAAGAAGGCGGGCCAACTCAGGCGTGAGCATGGTGGTGACGGTGAAAACCTCGCGCTTGCCGCGCTCGATCCACTCGGCGAGCTGTTGCTCGGGCGTGGTGGTCGCCTTGAATTTAAGAGCTGTTACGGCCATAGTCGTCTCGTCCTTTTCGCTAGAGACAGAGCCCGCAGGCTCGGGAGACCCGCCGCTAGGAACGGCGGGTTTTCTGTTTCCGCCGGAGCGGAGGAACTTGAAGGCCCGGACCATCACGCGACGCTCCGAAGCGAGGGGGTGGGCGACTTCAGCCGCACGACGGGCCGCCTTCAGCCGGTCAAGGGCTTCCTCGGCTTCACGCTCGGCCTCGGCGATCAGATCCAGTTCGCGCGGGGTCAGCTTGCCGTCTGCCAGGGCCTTGCGGATCACCGCCTGGGCTTGGAGCGATTGCTCCGAAAGCTCACAAGCCAGATCGGACAGGTTGGCTATCGGGGTCGGGAACATCCGACGTTCCGCGATGGCGCCGGAGTAGATCGGGCCTTGACCCGCGTATTCTTCCAGCGCGTCCATAACATCGGCCGGCATGGTGGAAGGGTCGGAGACCGTCTGATAGCCAGACAGGGCCGACTTGCGGACCCGACAGGCCCGAGCGGCTTCTTCAAGCCCTCCGCAAGCGTCGATCAGGTCATGAGCGAGGCGGGCGTGTTCACGGGGGCTTAGGGCCTTGTTGTGCGGACGTTCCATGCGTCTTTCCAGATGATCAGGTAGGGGAAACCCCGTACCGTCACGCTGCGGGTTGAGTGGTGTCGGGAGTGGCGTTGTGTTCAGATTGCGGGGTGTGCGGATATGGATGGGGGACACCCCAAAAGGCCCCGCAGATCAGGCGTGGGCCGGGCATCCGCTCCGAGAGATCACGGAGCTTTGCGGCCTCGCGCTGGGCTGTGATGACGCCCCGGAGGATGGGGCGGTGCGCCTCCAGCGATGCGGCCAGAAACGCCAGCGAGTCCAACACCTCCGCTTGGCGGCCATCGGCGGCCATTCGCTGGAGCGCGATGACCGTTCCATAGGCGGCGTCGGCGACGCAGAGGGTTTCCAGAACCAGGGAAGGGGGACGCTGTGACATCAGCATCCCTCGCTAACCGGAGCATCGACGGGCGCCCGTTTCGGCTCTTCAAAGTCGGTCGCGGTTTCAAGCCATGCGGACAGGTCGCGGCGGCGCTGGACCTTGCGGAAGGCGCGCGCTGCAAACCACGTCTTGCCCCAACCGTTGATCCGCAACCATGCGGTTTCCCCGTATTCGGGGAAGGTCTCGCTCGTTCCGAACGTCACGTCCGCCACGGTGAGAACCTGATCTCCGAAAGGAGAGGTGGCACAAACCCTGCGAGCCCAGAACATCCATTTCGGAGCGCGCGTGATCTTGATCTTCGCGATGCACACCACCTCATCGCCCGGCTTAAAATCGCAGTAGGTCATCACGCCGCCTCGCTGGATTGGGTGTCGTCGTTTGCGGCGAGACGAAGAGCGGCCGCCTCCGCAAGCTCCTCTAGGGTCGCAAGACCTGTTGACGCGAAGCCATGCCAATATTCGGCGGGGATGCTCTTCCGCGCCGACCAGCTCCGCACGGTGTGGATCGGCTTGGACAGATCAAGACGCTTCTTGACCGCCATGGGGCCGCCCGCGTCCGCGATGATTTGGTCATGCGTTCTCATGCATCTATGATGCTAAATGCATCATCACTTGGCAAGTGCCAAATGCATCACGCTACGAAGTATGCGTTTTGCATGAGAGAGCCGCACGACCGACTCAAGGACGCTCGCGAACGAGCGGGCCTTGCTACCGCCAAGGACGCAGCGGAAGCCATGGGCATTCCGGTAGCAACCTATGTCCAGCACGAGAATGGTCAGCGCGGGTTTAGGCTGAAGGCTGATAGGTACGCCAGGTTCTATCGGGTGACGCCGGAATGGCTTCTGTATGGGCGTGGAGAGATCGAAGACGCGCCTACGTCCGATTCTGTCCCGCTGGTCGGCTTAGTTGGGGCGGGGTCGGTCGCGACCCTGTTCTCAGAGGGCCAGGGACAACTTGACGAAGTGGAAGCTCCAGCAAACGCAACCCCAAACACGGTCGCACTCGGCATTCGAGGCGCCAGTCTAGGCCCGGCCTTTGATGAGGGGATCGTCTTCTATGATGACGTTCGTTCGCCGGTCACGCCCGATCTGCACGGACGGCTTTGCGTGGTCGGCTTGGAAGACGGGCGGGTCTTGGTGAAGATCCTTCGCAGTGCAGGAGACGGGACGTTCCATCTGTTTTCGAATACGATGGATGAGCCCCTACTGAACCAAGTGGTGGGATGGGCCGCGCGCGTGAAAGACGTGCGGCCGCGATAGTAGGCCCCGACCGAAGCCGGGGCCTGTAGGCTTAGGGGCGGACGAGCTTGAGTGTCAGTTGGCCTCGGATTTCGGCAATCTTCATGTCGATTGCCTTACGCCCTCCGGTGTCCAGCCATTCTCGACAGAGGTTCCGGTCGAAGACGTAAGCCTCGCTTCGACCGAGCTTCGCCTTCGGTGCGACGACTTCCCGAGACGCATGGTAGGGGCGCAGTTTGCCGGAAACGAAGCTGGGTAGCTGCCGCAAGCCTCTGCGGTCGGTATATCCCGCCAGGTCAAGAACTTCGCCAGCCGTAAGCCCGCGCACCGCCACATAGTGGTCAGTCAAGACGGCCGCTTGAATCATCTGTGGCAGGATGACGGCCAGTTGGTTGTTCACGATGCCCTTTAGTATGCCGCCGATCTGAGCGGCGACCCTTGGATCGAGGCCTGTGACAATCCCGTCGTGCAAGCTGGTAAGAGCGTGAGCGCGTTCATTCTCCAGCTCCTCCCATCGGTCGATGATTCGGGCGCGAAGCTCGACGCTGTAGCCGGATACGAGGATCAGGCATTCGCGGCGGGGGAGGTTGAAGCAGGGAAGCTGTTTCCTATTGGCACCCTGATAGGAGCCCTCAAAAGTGAGGGCTGCCGCTCCGAGGTCGTCCAGCATCGACTTGATGTCACGCATGACGTTGTCGTGCCGCTTCCCGGTCAGTTCTGCGATCTCGACCGATGACATGGTGCGGAGTGCGCCACCGTTGTCGTTGGCTTTTGCCGTTGATGAGCTTCCATTGCCTGGGCGAGGCATTGGATAGGCGGATGGTTCGGCCGGGGCGTTGATCTTGGGATTTTTGCGTGCCATGAATGGCTACCTTCTAAAGCGGCTCCTCGGAGCCAAGGGGAAGAGGCCGGGCGGCGGTGTTGTTAGCTACCTCTAGCCGCCGCCCGGACGCCTGATTTCGAACATCGAGAACAGAACGTGACCATACGGTCACTGAAAGACGCGCATCCGTCAACCACGGCTGCGATTTGCGCCGTGCGGCACGAAAAGATGCAAAATGCACTTGCATCCCGTGATGCATGATGCATTATGCCTCCATCAACGGAGGCAATCATGTCGCTCAAGACCGCCCGCATCACCCGTCAGACCGCGCTGGAAACCGCCCGCGCCCTGATCGGCACGACCTACGCCAGCACCCAAGACGCTGAGACCTCTTTCAACGGCTGGACGCTGATCGCCCGCTGCTTCGGCGGCAAGGCTTTGACCTTCGCCCCTGGCTGGGGTCCGCGCGAACGCTCCATCGCCCTGAACACCTTCTTGGGTCGCGGCATGGCCCCGATCACCTTGGCGCAGGCCAAGCCCGGCGACGTTCTGGTCTTCAACATGGGCCGCGACGGTTTCCATGCCGCCGTCCTGTCCGACATCACCGGCCCCGAACCCAAGATGATCTCCTGCCAACACGGCCGGGCCGTCTCGGAAAGCTGGGTCGGCAAGTTCCGGACGGACAAGCTGGTCGGCGTGTTCACGACGGCTCCGCGCGCATCGACCGCTAACGACAATCTCACCAACAAGGAAGCCGCCTAATGGCCCGCAAACCCAAGGCGGCCGACGCCGCACCCGTGTCCGCAATCAAGGGCTTCAACGCCGACCTGACGTGTCGCGGGTTTCAGTTTGAGGTCGGCAAGACCTACACGCACACCGGGAAGGTCAAAGCTTGCGAAAGCGGCTTTCACGCCATCATCGGCGACGCGCACCCGCTGTCGGTCTTCGAATACTACGCCCCGGCCGGTTCGCGCTTCTGCCGTGTGACGCTTTCCGGCGCCACGGACACCGACGACAACATCAAGGTCGCGGGTGAAATCCTGAAGGTCGGTGAAGAGATTGGGCTTCGCGATCTGACCTTGGAAGCGGTCAAGTGGGTCATGGACCGCGCGACCCTTGAGGGTCCGGTGGCGATGAAGCTCAATGGTCTGGCCACCGCATCCGGCACTCAGGGCGCGGCCACCGCATCCNGCACTCAGGGCGCGGCCACCGCATCCGGCACTCAGGGCGCGGCCACCGCATCCGGCTATCAGGGCGCGGCCACCGCATCCGGCACTCAGGGCGCGGCCACCGCATCCGGCTATCAGGGCGCGGCCACCGCATCCGGCACTCAGGGCGTGGCCACCGCATCCGGCGATCAGGGCGCGGCCACCGCATCCGGCTATCAGGGCGCGGCCACCGCATCCGGCGATCAGGGCGCGGCCACCGCATCCGGCACTCAGGGCGCGGCCACCGCATCCGGCACTCAGGGCGCGGCCACCGCATCCGGCGATCAGGGCGCGGCCACCGCATCCGGCTATAAGGGCGCGGCCACCGCATCCGGCGATCAGGGCGCGGCCACCGCATCCGGCACTCAGGGCGCGGCCACCGCATCCGGCACTCAGGGCGCGGCCACCGCATCCGGCTATCAGGGCGCGGCCACCGCATCCGGCACTCAGGGCGCGGCCACCGCATCCGGCGATCAGGGCGCGGCCACCGCATCCGGCTATCAGGGCGCGGCCACCGCATCCGGCTATCAGGGCGCGGCCATGGCGCCGGGTAAAGGCGGGCCGTGTCATGGGCGCTCATGGTGTGGCTCTGTTCGCCGTAGAGCGCGGCAATTGGGACGGTCGCGGTTATCCGGTCCTTTCTACCGCCAGCGGCATCGTCGGGCGGGACGGCATTAAGGCCGACATATGGTACCGCGCCGAAAGCGGCAAGCTGGTGGAGGCCTGACCATGGAACGCCTCGACACCCATCCTAGGCCGGGTTCTGACCCGCGCCGAAGCCATCAACACCCTGAAGGAAGGCGCGGCCCTGTCCGCCGTTGACGCGGCTATCGAAGCCATCCGCGACCATCGCGAACGCTGGGCCTCGACCTATGAACCCGAGGAAGACGCCTTCACCCGCGAAATCCTGGGAACCCTGATTGAGCTTCAGGTCCGGTCCGTTGAGCAAGCCGTCAAGCTGGGCGACGCCATGGCGCGCCGGAAGCTGGCCGAGCCCGACAACGACGACGATCCGACGCCCCCGGCGAACATGGCGAGGGCAGCATGATGGCCCGTGCCCCTGAAATCGTTGCTGCGGCCGAAAACGCCGGAAAGCACTTCAATGGCGTGAATGGCTTTGCCAACGCTGGACGCAAGAACCTGTACGTCTGCATCGGCGAAAGCATGGGCGTGGGCGCGACCTCCGCGAACGGCTGCGGTCAGGCAATGTGGACCATTGACCGAGAGCCTGGCGTCACCCCGTTCCTGACCTCTTGTCGTCACTGTGGCGGGTACGCGCAGAGCCGATCCTATCAAGTTCCGCAAGACACCGTCGCCGACTTCGAATGGTATCGCCCCGATGCCTTCACGCCGGACATGAAGGCCGCGACCCGCGATCACATTCTCAACGGGGGCCTGATCCTTCGGAAGATCGGCGAGGCCTCGTGATGACCCGCCACCCCATCACCGGCGCCCTGTCCAATCCCGAATGGGACAGTGTGCGCGACCGCTGGAACGAACGGTACTGCGCCCAGGTCATGGCCGACGCCAGACGTGAGCCTGAACCCCGCCGCTACCCCGTCAACCTGATCCGCGTCTCGGCTGTCCTTCTGGTCGGGGTCGCTGTGATCACTGCGCTTTGGATGAACACATGACCGCGACCTTTCAGACTTTTGACCTCGACACGTTCTGGGGTCGTTACGGGCATCGGGAATACGAGACGACCGACTTTGCAAAGGCGCTAGAGCGACTGCCGAACCTGTCGCCTAATGGCCCATGGATCGCTGGCGGCGCGGTGCGTCGGCTAGTCACCCGGAAGAAGCAGGACAGCGACTTCGACTTCTTCTTCCGGGACGAAGCGCAGTTTGATGCCTTCTGCAAAGCCATAGAGAAATCTGGCGCGTTCCGGACGAACGAGAGCGATTTCAACGTCACGTTCTGCCTGCCAGCGGTCAAGGCCAAGCCTATCGGTGATGATGAGTTTTCGCCGGGCGGCCCTGAACTGAAGGTGCAGGCTATACGCATCGACTACTTCGAGAGCCTGAGGCGCGGTTCTGGATAGCTTCGATTTCAGCATCTGTCAGTGCGGTTTCGATGGCGCTCAACTGTCTTTCGGGGCTTGGACCCTTTGGGACTTGGCTAGCAACAAGCTCGTGCCCGGCCGTCTTCGCTACGGCGCGTCCAGCCTTCGGCGGGTGATCAAATACACCCGGCAAGGCTTCACGATCTGCGGTGGCGGGCTGGCGAACATGCTGGAGCAGGTCGCCGCCGACCCAAGCATCATTCGGAGCGATGTCGAATATGTCGACTAGGCCCGCGTCCCGCCCGTGCTCGCCCTTCAAATCCTCGCCGTGGCCATCGGGCTGCTGGCGATCTTCTCCATTCCATTGAGGCGCAAGCCATGAACGACAACAACCTGCCCGATGGCGTCTATGTGAACCTCCCTGCGGAGGACTACTTCGCACAGGACCGCTTGGGCTCGACTGATCTGGTCGTCCTGCACCGCGACCCGGCGGATTGGTGGTATCGCAGCCGTCACAACCCGAACCGGAAAGCCAAAGACCCGTCTCCCGAAATGCTCTTCGGGTCCGCCCTTCACGCCCTGCTGCTGGAAGGCGAGGCCGCATACAAGGCCGGGTTCGTCATCCGTCCCGATACCTATGAGGACGAGAAGACCGGCGAAGTGAAGCCCTGGCACGGCGGGTCGAAGGTCTGCAAAGCCTGGATCGAGCAACACGACCGCCCCGGCGTTTCGATCATCGACGCCGACACAGACCGCCGGGTTCGTCACATGGATGCGCTGATCCGGCGCCATCCCGAGCTTGGCGAGCCCATGCAAGCGGGCATGTCCGAGGTCTCGATCCTCTATACCGACCCGGCGACGGGGGTGAGGCTCCGCTGCCGCATCGACAAGCTGCTGCCAGCCTTTTCCCTCGACCTGAAGACCTTCGGCGGGGACGCCAAGGGCGACACAACGAAACAGCAATGCCTAGGTCTGGTCGCCGGCCGCTCCATGGATGTGCAGCGCTACGCCTATGACGTGGCCCGGTCCCTTATGGGCGAGCTTCCGATCTTCGGCGCCAGCCCCGAACAAGAAGCATGGCTCCGCAAAGTCGCGGCCGTGAAAACCTGGCGCTGGGGCTGGATCTTCTACCGCCGCCAGGACGACGAGAAGGGACACGCCCCCGTCGTCAAGCCGATCCTCCTGGCTCCGAAGGACGCCACCTATCTGACCGGCGAGAAGAAGGTCGCCGTGGCCATGTCCAACTTCGTCGCCTTCCGTGACCGCTTCGGCTTCGACGTGCCTTGGGCCGTGGTCGAGACGACGGAAGAGCCCGCCGACCATGAGTTCCCGCCGTGGCTGGAGCGCATCCACGAACCCGTCACCTTCCCCGAAACCCAGCAGGAAGCCGCCTGATCATGAACGCCGTCGTCATCCAAGGGCCGCGTCTGCCCTATCACCCGGCTGTGGCCGAACGCTTCGGGGTCGATCAAACCGCATGGCGTGTTCTGACCGACGCCGTGTTCCCGGCCGCGAACCGGCCCGAGAGCATCATCATGGCCCTCGGCTATTGCCGGGCGCGCAACCTCGACATCTTCAAGAAGCCGGTCCAGATCGTCCCCATCTGGGACAGCAAGCGCCGCGAGATGGTCGATACCGTCTGGCCTGGGATTTCCGAGCTTCGCACCACGGCGATGCGGACGAAGAACTTCGCCGGGTTCGACGACACGGCCTACGGCCCGATGATCGAAGAGACCCTTGGCGGGGTCGAGGTCCGCTATCCCGAATGGGCGCAATGCACGGTCTATCGGCTGATCGCGGGACAGCGCGTCCCCTTCGTCGGCCCCAAGGTCTTCTGGATCGAGACCTACGCCACCGCCAAGCGGGACACGAAGGCCCCTAACAGCATGTGGCTGAAGCGGCCGCGCGGTCAGATCGAGAAGTGCGCCGAGGCCGCCGCCCTGCGCCGGGCCTTCCCCGAGGAGATCGGAAACGAATACGCGGCCGAAGAGATGGAAGGGCAGGCGTATGGCGCCGCCGCCGTCTCGATTGTCGAGCCGCAGGCAAGACGACTTCACGCGGGCTTTGAGGCCGACGCCTTGCCCGCGCCTGAAGACACAGATTTCGAAGCCGCTGAGAGACCGGCTTCGGAACAGCCCTCATCGGATGGGAACAGTGACCCGCGTACCGATGAGGGCGAGACCTTCCCTGGTGACAAAGCCCCTCCGTTGACCAGGGAAGAGACGGCCGAACCCGCTGAGGCGAATGGCGCCAATGAAGGAACGGGTTCGGCCGTCGATGTCTCAGACGGGGTTGAGCGGTTCATCGCCGATCTGGCGTTCAAGAACCTTGCCGAACTGAAGACCATCGAGGCCAGCCGCAACTATCGGGGCCGTATCGAGCTGCTGAAAGCCACGGCGCCGGATCAAGCCGAACGGGTCGAGAAGGCCATGCGGGACGCGCTGGAGAGCTTCGGATGAAGCCCGACTTCAGCCTGATCCCGGCGCGCTCCCGTGTCGTCGTCCCGCCGCGCCCGAAGTTCTCGGCAAAGCGCCGGGCCTCAATCTTCCTCGCCCACGGCGGGAAGTGCGGCATCTGCGGGCTCAAGATCCATGGGTCCGAATACGAGATCGAGCACCGCATCCCCCGCGCCATCAGCGCCGATGACAGCGACGAAAACCTCTACCCGGCACACAAGGGCTGTCATGCGTCGAAGACCCCGCATGACCGCAGGGACATTGCGAAGGCCCAGCGTCTCGCGGGTGAAACGTGTACCGGCGAACCGGCCCGCAAGATTCAGGGCCGGGGCTTCGGCTCCGTCTCTCGCGGCTTCGACGGCCGGCTCAAGCTCACGAAGAAGGCCATGCGCCAACGCGCGGCCAATGACCCCCAGCAAGAGGAAGCCTGACCCATGCCCAATCACGTGACGAATGAGATTGTCTTTAGGGGCATCACCGAGGATCAGCGGGCTCAGATCACAGCGGCGGCCTGCAATGCCGAGGGCGAGGTTGATTTTGGAGTCCTGCTGCCGATCCCGCTGAACGCTTGGATGGGGAACGTCGGTCAGAACCATGAGCGCGCCTTCAAGCTGACGGCTCTCGACTGGTGTGCCGCCAACTGGGGCACGAAATGGAACGCTTACGATCAGAGGCCTGCGGCCTTTGACGATGGCGCCTTGACCTTGATTTTTGATACCGCCTGGCGCCCGCCCTACGGCTGGCTCGCCGCCCTCTTCAACACTGTCAAAACCGGCTTTGAGCACAACTGGCGGGACGAGGGCGCCGAACATGGATGGTGCGGCACCTTCAAGGTCAACCCGTCATCGGCGGTCGCTGCGATCGAATGGTCCGAGCGGCCGGCCGAGGAAGCCGAAGACTGGCGCCTTTCAGTCCTCAAATGGGGCGAGGAAACGGCGCGGGCCATTCGTGACGAGCTCGCCGAATCCGCCCTCACCCAATCCGACAAGGAAGCCTGACCCATGGAAGAGAACAAGCATACGGCTGCTGATCGGGTTGAGGCCATCACATCGCTGATCGACAACACGGGCGGGGCGGAGCGGGAGTGGATTACGGGCGACGACCTGTACGAGATCATGACGACTTTTGACGAACGTGCGGACGTGTCGGAGATCGCAGCCAAGATCAATCAGCGCATAGCCCTCCGCACCACCCCCGCCCCGGCTGTCGATCTGGCTGAACTGAAGCGAGCGATTGACCGCCTGCTGCCGATCACCATCACGGAAACGCCGGACTATGCCGAGGTCGGGTTCGGAGAATGTCGCGCTCAGGCAATGACCATGGAGCCTGACACATGGCTCGCCCTCAACCAGCTTCCAGCCCTCATCGCCCAAATCGAACGGGGGGAAGGGTGATGGGCAGACTGATTGGCTCAGTCATAGTCCTGGTTCTCGGGCTGTACGTCATCCGGCTCGGGGCGGTCGTCGATATGCCCGCGTGGGTGGACGTCCTCTCCGCTGTCGTTGGACTCACCATCTGCCACGCTGGCTTCAACCTCCGCACCCAACCCAAGGACCAGACCAATGACCAGTAAGACAGATGACGTGCGGGAGGCGCTGGCGACTGCACTGGGACAACGGCGCGGACATCCCGAGCCGTGGACCTCAGACTATTACGACGCAGACGCCGCGCTGGAGGCTTTCGCCCTTATAAGCCCCGCGCCTGCCGGTGTGGCGGCTGTCGTTGAGGAGATTGTGGACGAGGTCAAGCGCGGGGCATCAGGGACCACTGTTCAGGCCCTCGGGGCGTTGTCGAAAATAGAGGAACTGGCCCTGTCCTTGCTCACACCAGCAGCGGAGCCCGCGCCTGTGGGGCACCACAGCGGCGGGGAAGGTGAGCAATGACTTGGGATCAATGGGAACGAGACTGCCGCGCCATTGCGGTTCGTGAAGGACTGACGGACGAAGAGCTCGACAGAATGCTTTCGATGCACAAAGACCGACCGACGCCGGTCCAGTCCGTGGCCCAGGACGAAGGGGCGGCGGGGGAGCGGTCGGGCCTATGGTATCCGATCAAGAGCGCACTCGCCCGCGCCATGCAGGACGAACGCGATGGCAAGCCGTGTGGCTGCATCATCGAGGCAGGGTGCGAGGCCCGAGGCTATCACGACGCCGGTTATGCGGCTGACGGTTTCTTGGATGCCGCCACTGATGACGTTGTCCGTCTTGTCAGCGCCCACCCATCCCCGCCGCCCGCATCCGCAGAGGCGAGGATCGCTGAGTTGGAACGGGAGCGGGACGATGCAGACCGCCGGGCCGGAGCAGCGGAGCGCCAGCTAGAAGACAAGACCGACAGCATTGTTAAGCGGCGACAGTGGTTGAGCCGAGCGAAGGCGGAGCGTGGGTATCACGACAACACCAGCTTTGACCGCGTGTGGGCGGACACATGCGCAGCAGCAGACCGAGCCCAAGCGGCAGAGGCCCGAGCGGATCGGCTGGCGAAGTTCGGTCGGCACATTAACTGGGAACTGTCGTTCTGCTATCTGGACGACGAAAGCGAGCCTGGGTGCTGGGCGGTCCACAGCGTCAACGGCGGACGAAACGACCGTGAATGGACCCTGATCGGTCGCGGCGACACACCAGACGATGCGATCCAAGCCGCCCTACAGCAGGAGACGCAGAAGTGAGCGTCACTCCAGACATGCAAGCCCTTTGGGGCAAGCTGAACGAGAACGATCGGCGGCTTGCTGATGAGCTCCAGTCTCTCCCGCTGGACGCCACCCCTGAAATGGTCGAGGCCGGACAGGCTCAAAAGGCCGTAGACGACAGTCCTGGGATGATCTGGCTTGTGATGGCGCAGGCGTTTCTCAAATCGGCCGCCGACGCAATGAGAGATGCGAAATGACAAACCATATTGTTGACGACAACAAAAAGGTCATCGACCTAGACGCGCTGGAGAAGCTGGCGGATTTCGATTTGCCGGTGTCTATCACCGGCATTGGCGGAAACTGCCCCGTACAGGGCTATGGAACAATTGCTGGCGAGCCCTTCTACTTCCGAGCACGGGGCGAGCATTGGAGCATTGAGATAGGCGGCGGATTCGTACTTGAAGACCCAGCCAAGGGTATTCCGCGCGATGGCTTCTACATGGAAGAGGAATGGGACGACGGGCCCTATGGCGCCGGATGGATGGAAGAGGACGAGGCCCGAGCGCTGATCTACCGAGCCGCCCGCGCCTTCCTCGCCCGCAATGGGAAGGGAGAGGGGGGATGACGCAGAAGCCATCCGTCAGCAAGACGATCCGCAGCCTGAAAAAGCTGGGCCTGACGATCACCGGCGTTGAAATGGCGCCCGATGGCGGGTTCCGGGTCTTGACCTCCAACGACAACACGGGCGCAGATGCGTCAGAACAAGCCTGGGACAGGTATCGTGCGCGCAAGGCTGACCGGACTTCACAAGGCGACGAAGCGGCTTAGCGGGGGCCGCGTCGCCATCTACGCCTATGCCTTCCGGGGCGGCCCCCTGGTCGCCCGCGTTGAAGCCGGAAGCCTTGTCGCAGCCAATCGCCTCATGGAGCTGGAGCTGGGTCGAAGCGGTACGGCCGCGAAGATCGAAGAGGCCCGCGCCCCGATCCGCAGGACTGACGACAAACGCTTCGTCAAGGGCCTGATCTACGCCTTCAAGGCCTCCCCAGAATGGGCGAAGATAAGCCGAAGCAGTCAGGTCGAGTACACCCGATACCTCAAGGCGTTCGATGCCGAGTTCGGGGATCTGCCCGTCAACGCCTTTGCAAGCGAGCGGGCCAAGACCGAACTTCTGGAGTGGCGCGACCAATGGGCCGACCGCCCCCGCGCCGCCGACTACGCCATTCAGACCGTTGGGCGCTTGTTCAAATGGGCGCGGGGTCGAGGGCTCGCCAGCGCCAGGCCGACCGATGATGTTGAGCGCCTTCACGAAGCTGACCGATCGGACGCGATCTGGTCTGACGAAGACATAGCTGCCATTGTCTCCAAGGCATCCAGGGAAGTCGGCTGGGCCGTCCAGTTGGCGGCAGAGACCGGCCTTCGGATGGGCGACCTGCTGGAGCTTCCACGATCCGCGCTCACGGCCCAGGCCATCGTCTGGAAGACCAGCAAGCGCAAGCGGCAGGTCGTCGTGCCGCTGACGCTGAGCGCCAAGGCGCTGATCAAGGCCATGCCCGTGCGGGCTCTCACGGTGCTGACCAATAGCCGGGGAGAGCCTTGGACCCCCAGCGGGTTCAAGACGATGTTTGCGAAGGCCAAGGCGGAAGCTGGAATCACCGGACTGCGCTTCCACGACCTCCGGGGGACAGCCGCGACCCGCCTATTCATATCCGGCTCCCCGAAGCGCGATATTGCGACGATCATGGGATGGTCGGAGTCCGCAGTTGACGCCCTTCTAACGAAATATGTGTCGAGCGACGCGGTCGCCCTTGACCTCTTGTCGAGAATGAACCAGAAACCCGCTCCACAAACCGATGACAAACCGACTATACAGTCTGTGTCTTAA